GCCTTCGAGCCCTTCGGCTTCCACCAGCTGCGCGCCTTCGCCAATGTCGAACTCGTTCGCCTGGCGATCGAGACCCGCAAGGACCAGATCGAACGCCTCGACTGGATGATCCAACCGGCTAAAGGGACCGCGGTCGATCCCGCCGATCCGCGCCTCGCCCAACTCACCGCCTTCTGGCGCAGGCCCGATGGCGTGACGCCCTTCGCCACTTGGCTGCGGCTTTTGCTGGAGGATCTCCTCGCCCTCGACGCCCCGGCCATCGAGCGGCGCCGCAACCGCGCCGGCGCCCTGATCGGCCTGGATGTCATTCCCGGCGAGACCATCCACCCCATGGTCGACGACACTGGCCGCCGGCCCACCGGCCCGACCGACATCGCCTACCAGCAGGTGATCAAGGGCACAGCCTGGGCCAACCTCACCAACGCCGACCTGATCTACGCCCCGCGCAACCCGCGCCCGAACCACAACTATGGCTTTGGCCCGGTCGAGCAGATCATCGTCACCATCAATACGGTCTTGCGCCGCCAGGCCGCCCAGCTGGCCTATTTCACGGAGAGCAACCTGCCGGCCGGCCTGCTCACCGGCCTCGACAGCTGGACCGCCGACCAGCTGCGCGACATGCAGCTGTGGCTGGATTCCAAACTCTCCGGCGTCACCGCCGAACAGGCCAAGCTGCTCTGGGTCCCGTCCGGTACGCGCTACCAGGCCTTCAAGGACGCCCCGATCAAGGACGACTTCGACGAATGGCTGGCCCGGGTGGTCTGCTATGCCTTCTCCCTGCCGCCCACCGCCTTCGTCCGTCAAATGAACCGCGCCACCGCCGGCGCCGATCAGGATCGCGGACTGGAAGAGGGGCTGGAGCCCCTGAAACGCTGGGCCAAACGGCTGATCGACGGCGTCATCCAGGACGACTTCGGCTATGCCGACCTCGAATTCGCCTGGAACGACGCCCCGACGGTCGACGCCATGCAGCAAGCCCAGATCGACGACCTGGCGCTGCGAAACGGCTCGGCCACCGTGGATGAGGTGAGGGCGCGAAGAGGCCTTGGGCCATTGCCGAAAGGTGACGCCAGCGAAGTCAGCGACCCGCTGGGGCCTTCGTGATTTATCCTGAGAGATCGTAACCCCTCACCCTCCCACGCTCTGCGAGCGCGGGCCCCTCCCTCTCCCTTCGGGAGAGGTGTTTGGGGCGCCTTTCTCACACCTCTCCCGAAGGGAGAGGGAGGGGCCCATGCGAAGCATGGGAGGGTGATGGGTTACAAACCCCTCCAATTAACCCACCGCTCCCTACGGCAGATCCTTCTTCGGGATCGCCGCGATCTCCTCGGGCGTCAGCTCCGACAGGCCGCTGGCGATGCAGGGCTCCGAGATGCTGTGGGGGCTGCTGTCAGCGACCTTGATATCCAGATCCAGTGGCGTGCACACCGAATCCGAGCCGCGGAAGGTGGTCACCAAGTGGGCGTCAGGCCAGGTCAGAGCCTGGCAGCTGGAGGCGAAGTCCACCCGATAGACGCGATGCATGTCCACCCGGATATACATCATGTGCTCGTTGGGTGCGTGCCAGCCCTGCCACTGGTTGGCGAAGAAGCAGCGCTTCAGCGGTGCGGTCCCCTGCGCCGGGCCCGGCGGCTGGGCCAAGGCCACGCCGGTCAGCACCGATCCGCTCAGCGCCAGCGCGCCGGACACGGCCGCGCCAGCTAAAGCGTGTTTGAGATAGCGGTTCATGGGGTCGTTCCTCCGCTTTGGTGGCCGCGCCCGGGCGCGGCCTCGCACTCGATTACATCAACAACGCACCGCGGCGCGTTCGCGCCGCGAGCGCCAAGCTTGGCGCGTTCGAACCTGTACCCAGGATGAACGCTTCGCCCCCTTAAATCCATTGCCGGGAGCTCCGCTCGAACCATGAATTTTTACGGTGAAATCACCAAGGTCGAAGCCCAGGACGACGGCACCATCAAGGTGTTCGGCACGGCCTCCTCGGGCGCCGTCGACGACGCCGACGAAACAGTCACGCCCGACGCCATGAAGGCGGCCCTGCCAGGCTACATGCGGTTCGGGGCCCTGCGCGAAATGCACGGCCTCACCGCCGCCGGCGCAACCCTCTCGGCCGAGGTTGGCGAGGACGGCGTCACCCGCATCGTCGCCCATGTGGTCGATCCCGTGGCGGTCAAGAAGGTCCAGCTCGGCGTCTACAAGGGCTTTTCCATCGGCGGCAAGGTGCTGTCGCGCGATCCCGCCGACCGCAAGGCTATCACCAAGCTGAAGCTGAATGAGATCAGCCTGGTCGACAGACCGTGCAACCCCGACGCCGTCATCGACGTCTGGAAGGCCGACTTGGCCGAGCCGTCGGCTCCCACGCCGTTGAACGCCCCGACCAACACAGAGGTCGTCGCGCGCGCCATTGAAATGGCCGCGGCGGCGGGGCGGCGCGGGCGCTATCGCGACTATGTGGTCAAGGCCCGGGAGGCGCTGCTGATGGCGGGCGCTCCCGAAACGCCGTCTGCGGCGTCATGGCCTGAGCCATCGCGCGATCCGCCCGCGCCGCTTGCCGACACGCCGCTTGGACCGGAACCGTTCCAGCGCGTCGGCGCCCGCAACTCCGCCGCCGATCTCAGCCACATCCAGGCCGCTCACGATCACCTCTGCGCCCTGGGCGCCCAGTGTGGCGGTGACGGGGGCGGCGACGATGCGGACGACATGCCGGAGGCCGACGACATCACCATGATCTCCCGCGCTCCGGCCGCTGACGCCCTCTGGTCCACCATCGACATCCTGCAAAAGCGCCTCGACGACCTGGCCGGCATGCCCGCCCCGCCCAAGGCCCTCGCCGGCGCCATGCGCGCCATCGGCAAGGCCGAAGACGCCAACCCCAGCGATCCGTCGACCAGCCCGGAGGACTTGAAGAAGTACCTCGACACCCTCCCACCCGAAGACCGAGGCCGCCTCGAACTCATGGCCGCGCTGCGCCGGCCAATCCAGCTTCGCTAACCTTCCCCGACAAGCGGGGAAGGTACGCCCCCCAACGCCCCACCCCTGGAGGCCCTCCCATGAACGCACCTGTCCACCACGACGACCTCCGCAAGGCGGTGGTCGACTCCCTCTCCGCGCCGTCGGAAGACATCGCCCGCCACGTCCTTTCCATGGCCGGCGCCAATCCGAACCAGATCGAAAAGGCCATCACCTCGGGTACCGGCCTGGTCGCCTATGATCTCCAAGCCCCAGCAAAAAACCTCTATCCTTTCAACGCCCCGCTGATCAAAAGCCTGCCCCGCACCGGCGGCGTCGGCACGGCCACCAACTGGAAGGCCATCACCGGTCTGCAAGGCTCGGGCTTTGACGCCACCGGCTGGGTGCCGGAAGGCCAGCGCGCCGGCCAGATGAGCTATGCCACCCAATCCCGCTCGGCCGCCTACGCCACCCTCGGCGAGGAAGACCAGGCGACCTGGGAAGCCATCAGCGCCGGTCGCACCTTCGAAGACGTCCAGGCCACCATGACCACCCGCCTGCTGCAAAAGATGATGCTGAAGGAGGAGATGGCGGTCCTGGCCGGCAACACCTCGCTGCAGCTCGGCTCACCCGCGACCCCGGTCCCGGCCGCGTCCGGCTCCGGCGCCACCCTGCCGGCGGGCGCCTATTCGGTGATCGTCGTCGCCCTGACCCTGGAGGGCTACCGCAACTCCAGCCTCGCCAATGGCGTGGCGACCTCCAAAACGGTCACCGGCGCCGACGGCAAGACCTTCACTGTCAACGGCGGCTCCTCCAACAAGTCCGCCAACGCCACTCAGGCCGTCACCCTCGGCCAGACCCTCAGCGCCACGGTCGCTCAGGTCCAGGGCGCGGTCGCCTATGCCTGGTATGTCGGCGCCGCGGGTTCGGAGACGCTGCAGGCCATCACCGGCATCAACAGCGTGACCCTTGGCGCGCCCCTGGCCTCCAGCCGCCAGGCCGCCACGGCAGTCACCGCCGACTGTTCCACCAACGCCACCGGCTTCGATGGCCTGTTGACCACGGCGCTCAAGGCCGGCGCCGGCGGCGCCTACGTCAACACCCTGGATACGGGGGTGGCGGGCGCCGGCACGACGCTCACCTCATCCGGCCACGGTTCGGTGAATGAGATCGACACCATGCTGCAGGGCCTCTGGGACGCCTATCAGGTCTCGCCCACCGTGCTCTGGGTCAATTCCCAACAACTGAAGGACATCGCCGCCAAGGTGCTGTCCTCCGGCTCCGGCCCCTTGCTGCAGTATTTCCAGAACCCGTCCGAGGGCGAGGTGCGGATGACCGCCGGCGCGGCCATCGACTTCTACTTCAACCCCTTCCTCAACGGCGGGATGAAGATTCCGATCAAGATCCACCCCTTCGTGCCCCCCGGCACGGTGCTGGCCTACGCCTCGGACCTGCCGCTGCAGTACCAGTCCAACGAGGTGCCCAACGTCGCCGAGGTCAAGGTGCGGCGCGACTACTACCAGGTCGATTGGCCGGTCACGACCCGGGCCCAGATGGTCGGCGTCTATGCGGAGGAGACGCTGGTCGTCTATGCCCCCTTCGCCATGGCGGCGATCACCAACATCGCCGCCGGCTAGGGCAGGGCGGCCATGAGCACATCCGACCTGACCAGCCTGGCCAATCTCAAGGCCTGGCTGGGCGTTCCCTCAGACGCCGGGCCCAGCGACACCCTGCTGGCCCGGCTGATCACCTCGGCCTCGGCCTTGGTGTGTGACTTTCTGGGACGGGAAATTCTTACCCAACCCTACACGGAGGTCTACGACGGCACGGGCGCGGGTTGGATGATGCTCCGCCAGGCCCCGATCGTCTCCGTGCAGTCGGTGAGCTTCGCCGGCCGCACGGTGACGGCGCTCGCCGACCCGGTGGCCGGAACCCCCGGCTACCTGTTCGATGGCGCCCGCCTGTCGCTGGTGGGCGAGGTCTTTCCCTACCGGTCCCGCGTCGTGGTCAGCTACACCGCCGGCTACGCAGCGGCCCCGCCCGTGGTGGAGCAAGCCGTCATCGAACTCGCCGGCGAAGCCTTCCGGAGACGCGAGCGCATCGGCCAGACCAGCAAGACCCTGGGCGGCCAGGAAACCACCGCCTTTTCACCGGTGGACATGAACGCCACGATCAAGACGATGTTGGCGCCGTACAAGGCGCTGGCGCCGGTTTGAACTACAGCGCTCATCCCCCCGGAGGCGGGGACCCAGGCGACTGGGCGCCGTCGCTGGTTTGGCCGATCGCGGCCTTCAAGGCATCGGCCATGGCCAGCGATCCCTCGCGAAACCGGTAGAGCTTGATCGGCTTTCCATGCGTCAGAACGATCGTCACGACGGCCCACACATTCCCGCGGTCGAACTCGTCGCCGGACGTCACCACGCTGATGTCGCTGAAGGGAATGTCTCGCTTCCAGCCCGTAAAATTGATGACCACTCGGTCGGCCCTGATGGTCAGGGCGAGGGGGTCTTGAGAGATGCCGAACAGGAGAAATGCGCAGCCTGCCAGACAAGCCAGTGCCATCGGGATGATGTGGCCCGAAAAGAGCGCCGCCATCGCCAGCATGCATAGGGCGAAAAAGGTCAGGATGACCTTGTTGATCCAACTGCGGTGAAATACTTGCGGGCGAACCGACCCGCGCACCGACGCCGAGGGGATGTGCGCGCGAATATAATCCCGTAGAGTCGCGAGGTCTTCCAACTGGTACTCCAGCCAGATCGTCCGCGTCCGCTCCAGATTCGTGACGATCAGCCTTTGCATGGTGTCGTCGGCCCTGACGGCGGCGTCGGTCCAGGCGATGAACAGCGGCTCGACCTTCGGCCGAAGCCGCCAGATGCCTGTTTCGTTGACCGCGAAGACATCTCGGGCGCGACGCGCGGCGCCCCAGCAGTAGAGGCTGCCGCCACCGAACAACACGACGGCCAAAACGCCAATAACGGCGTTGGCCGGCTTCCAGCCTGGTATCAGCGCGAAGCCGCAGAGCGTCGCCAAGCCAAGCGCCAACGCGGCGAAGACCCGATAAAACCAGACCATCCCAATGGACTGGCGATAGCGGACGGCGTTGTCGGGCGGGTTCATCTTAGGGTCCGTTGCGTCAACTCAGGCCTGAAGTCTTGGACGCTTTAGAGTTGAATGCGCCGAACGGTCAATCAAACCGACATTGGGGGCGCCGCTATGCTCACCGTACAACTCACTGGCGCCGATGCATTGGAAGACCGGCTGACCTCGGCCCCAGCCGCGATCCAGGAAGCCCTGCACGTCAAGGCCGCCGATCTCGCCGAACGTCTGCGCCAGCATGTCGCCGATGACAAACTCTCTGGCCAGGTGCTGCAGGCCCGCACCGGCGCCCTGCGCGCCTCCATCGCCGCCGAGGTCGACGACGAGGCCGGCCAGATCGTCGCCCGCGTCTTCTCTACGGGTAATGTCGGATACGCCGCCATCCAGGAATACGGCGGCCGCACCGCCCCGCACGATATCGTCCCCAGCAAGGCCAAGGCCCTGGCCTTCCTGATCCACGGCGCGCCGGTCTTCGCCAAGATCGTCCACCATCCCGGCTCGCAGATCCCGGCCAGGTCCTACCTGCGCTCGTCCTTGGCGGACATGGGCGATGAGATCATCGCCGAGTTTCGCGACGCCGCCCTCGATGCGCTCAACGGAGCCGCCCCATGACCTCTCGCGAAGAGATTTTCGAAGCCCTGTTCGCCCTCACCGACGGCCTCGCCTGGGGCGCCCCGCCGCGCAGCTTCCTGCACCGCTCGCGCCGGGTGAAGCTCTGGTCCGACCTGCCCGGTCAGCCCGCCCTCTGCCAGGCCGAGCACGACGAGACCATCACCCAGGTCACGGGCCTACCGCCCCGCCGCGTCTTCGCCGCCAGCTGGCTGATCTACCACGACGCCGGCAAGGACCCCGACGCCGCCCCAACCTGCGAAACCAACCAGATTCTCGACGCCGTCGAGGCCCTGTTCCCCTCCGACGACCCCGACCGCGTCCAAACCCTAGGCGGCCTGGTCCACCACGCCTTCATCAACGGCAAGGTGTTCAAGGACTCAGGCGACCTGGATGGGCAGGCGCTGGTTGTGGTGCCGATTCAGATCGTGGGGCCGTGATCTGCGGGATGCTGCATTCGACTCAGAACGGCGCTGCCCCTAAGCTCAAGGTTGAATACAATCTCAGCGATGTTCGATTTTCGCATCGCTCCACACAGGACAACGGCCGCTGACTACCGCTCCATCCCTCATTTCCGGGGACCCCGACGACCCTGCCGCCCAAGCCAAGCGCTACCGCACGATCGCCATCGTCTACGCGATCGTCTGCGCCTGTCTTGGCCTGTGGCTGTGGCAAGGCGCCACCCCTCTATTGGTGGCCTTCGTGGCCGCGCTTCCCGCGCCCCTTATCGCTATCGGGCTGATCTGGTGGTCGAA